TGGTATGTGTGCGCCTTACAGTAAGGCTGGCAAACTGTTGAGCCATGTCAAACACCCCATGACTAAGTGGGTTGCAGAGACGGAAGCCAACTACCGTTGGACATACCAGCTTGCTTGTGGATTGATGAATGAGCATTGGCTACGGTTTCATACCACGCACAACACTATGTATCGGATGCACTGCTTCGTTGATTCACCACCAAACATACCAAAGGGCGGCCTCACTAGGCCGCCTTTGTGTATGCCTGATGCTTACCACTCAGACAACCATGTAGCATCTTATCGTGCGTATTATTGCCATGAGAAATCTCACTTTGCTAAGTGGGTTCACTGTACCCCTGTGCCGTTTTGGTACGAGGTTATGCAGTCTCTTCAATAGGTGCGCCTAACACCTCAAATGAACTTGAAGATAGCGTGTCGCCCAGCATGGCGGCACTGATGTAGCTTAGATAAACTCTTGTCTCTTTGTCGAAATGGATGGCGATGCCGTGAGGCATCATCTCTATGATGGGTGACACGATCTTTGCGGCGTCGCCATTAGGCGATAAAATCCCTATCGTCGGCTTCATCGCTAGGCGCATGTCCGTCTCTACGTCGGCTACTCCGTCCATCGCTTCGTCCAGCAACTCTTGTGCAAAGGTCAATGAATAACTCAACAGGCAATCTCCCGCGCATGAAGTTGATGGATGTGCAGATTAACTGCACGTTGTCCTTACAGTATGCACCGTCAGGGTCAATGCGGTCTATGCTTATGTTCTGGCTCAACCACTTATCGTCGGTGGCTGGCTGTCCGTAGTACAAGACTAGGCCAGTCATAGCGCAGACACCGCCTTGTTCCCGATAAAGCTGAACGCAATCGGCTAGTGTCAAGTCGAACTGTACGCCTTGCTTACGACGTGCGCTCTTCAGTTGGGAAACCTTACGTGCTAAGTAGCCTTGCAAAGAACGCTGTGAGTTGTGCCTGTGTTGTACACGACACACTTTGCACTGGGTTTCTCTTTTTCGTTTACCGCTCCTGCTGTCGTTCCAGTACCAGTATTCGTCTGAGTTTTTTGTTTTTCCGCAGGAGCGGCAGACATGCCGCTCCATTGGATAAGGTGTTAGCCCCGACGGATACCGCGACCACGAGCCGTTTTATTGGCCATGTTGCGGATGCCAGTTGCAGAGCCAGATGCCGCAGAGGTTGTGCGGCCAGCACGCTTGGCTGTCTTGTTCATTTTATCTGCGGTCTTCTTCTTTGCCGCAGTTGTACGACGATCATAAGCCATTAGAGATCTCCTTTGTTAGCTTGCGATGCTTTCCAAATTGTGTATGAAGAACAGGGCGTAGTCGTCCGCAACGTGTCCATCATACGTTTCAAACAGGTCAGACCTGTCACCGTCAGGGTGATGGCCTTCTACCCATACCCCGTGTCCCGACGAGTTGAGTTCTTCTATGTAGTCGAAGAACTCTCCGACACTCATCTCGTCGAAATCTGTCCAAGCCATTACCGTTATCTCATCTCGGTCTGGGTCTTGGCAGATGTCAGTTACACGCCTGACATCTGATGTTATTATTACGTCGGCCTGCCGCTGTAATGTGTCGGCAAGCCAAGCGTTAATCTCTTCCTTCGCTAGAGCTTCCGTGTTTTTTTCCATCAGCACTTCCACCGACGACGAGCCGCGCAGATGCGCTTCTCTGGTGTCTTTGAACAGTTGATTTTGTGCATCTTCATCTGTCCCTTCGAGCGTGAGCAGTAAGAGCTACGTCGTTTACCGCCCCCAGGTTGTGGAGCCTTGAGCTTCGTCTTGCAGGCTCGGTTGTACTTGGCACGACCTTTTGCTGTGAGACCAGCACCCTTACTTGCTGGGAGCTTTTCGCCTCGGCCAACAGATAGAGAAACGCTACACCTCTTCTTCGCCATTGTTGTTCACCACCACTAGCTTTAGTTTTTTTCTACGCTCTGATAGTGACACAACCTTCTCTTCATCGTCGTCCATGTCGGGTGTGAACTCGATGACAACTTCCATCGGCTCTTCTGTTTCGATACCCATTTCCCACAGGAATGTTTTGTATAGTGGAAGCCAGTCGCCAAGACGCATGACCACTAGGCTTTCGCTGGTGTCCATTCGGTTCTTGCGGGATATGACAACTGGTATGTCGGGGGAACGAGACTTCTCTATGCCACGCTCGGCCTGTTCCATTGCGGCATAGGGGCTGAACTTCTCTGTGCGCTTCGCTTCTACCCATACAAAAGGTGTGCCGTTTAGGTCTGGTAGTCCACCGCCAAATGGGTTGCTTCCCCCACCTGACAGCGGCGCTCGCTGAACCCTTTGTTCGTCGCCGAACAGCCAGTGGTTCAACCACTTGGCAAGCTCGCGTTCGTACCCGTCGCCTTTTCTCTTTGATCTAGTCATCTCTTCACACCTTTCCCGAATATGAACTTTGGCCTGCCGCCTTTGGGTGACGACGAGGCAGAGAACTCGTAGCTCTCTTTGCGTTCTGACATAGGAGTTGTGTCGGCTACGTCGGAAAAGATGTAGTCGTCGGACAACCCCAGATTTTCATTGATTGCTGTGCATCTGTCACAGATGTACTGCCACTTGGGCAGGGTGACAGACTTCTTGCACTTGAGGCACTTGCGTTCCCAAGTAGTCTGTTGTGATTTGTGAGACGGGGCGATTGCGTATTTCGCTCCGTCAAATTCAGCAAGCCCCTCTCGGACGAGTATTCGTTTCAGTGTGTCGGTGCAGACTTCCATGTAGGCGGCCATCTGCTTATATGTGTATCCATCATCCAGCATTTCAGAGAGTGCTTGCCTATCTCTTTTCGAGATCGGCTTCTTGTGCATACTCACCTCTGCTGTTTTGTAGGAGCGCACCCGTCAGGGGTGCGCGATGTTTCCATACATTTTCTCTCTTGACCCAGATTCCTCCCAATCAGTATAATCCTCGACAGAGGTCAATGACAGTCATAGAGCCAAGCCCTAGACGGGCTTGTCTCTTTACTGAACTGTTCTGAACTATACTGTACTTGACCTCAACCATTGCTCTACCTCATATCGTGGGATAGACAATGAACGACTTACATCCTCAACCCCCATCGACTTGTGAATGTGTAACCATACAGCCTGTTGCTTCGGGCTGGGGGTATGCACAACATATTCGCTTCCGTCCGCCAGCCGTTCCGCCCAACCTATGTAGTAGGTGCGGTGCAACTCTGTCTGAGTACGAACTTTCCCAAAGGAAATTTGTTGAACCATCTTGAGGCGGCTGTCTGCTTCTAGCTGTGCCTCAAGGTAACTCGTAGCTGTATATTCTGTGCCATCGAATGACCGCACAGTTACATCTGCGTCGTGTAACCCAGCCTTTGCTCTTGATACGTTCTTGTCACGGAACACCTGTGTCACCATGACCTGTGTATCAATGTCGGTAAGCTGTGCAGTTGATCCAGCCTCACGACCAAGACCACCCTCACCTGGTTTGTTGCGGTGGTGAACCAAGACTACGCTAGACTTGTACTTAGTACGTACAGATTTGGCGACGTGGTTTACCTTGAACCATTCGGCGGCGTTTGCTTCTTCCAATCCACCGAAGGCGTTGCGAACTGTGTCAATGACTACGATGTCTGGCTTGATCACATCCAACCAGTCACCAAGTAGTCTGAACCCCTGCTCCGTACCTAAGTTCATCTCACCACCATCGTCTGCTGATATAAGTGATGGCGACCACATGTTAAAGTTCTCACCGCAATCCCCAAACATGTTAAGAAAATTGCGAAATCTGTACAGAACAGTGCGGCTTGGGTTGTCGTAGTCTAAATACAAAACCTTCGCAGGCTTTGAACCAAAAGGCCCAAAGCTCTCGTTGCCAGAAGCCATGCTAACCAACATACCCTGCAAGAAGAACGACTTGCCGTGGCCGTTGTAGCCAACAACCTGTGTGATTGTTTCTGATGGGATAACTGGGTCTGACCAGTAGCTAGTTTCGCCAAGTGTTTCAATCAACCTGTCGATGTCACTGCCACGAATAGGAACAAGACGACCTAGCTTGGGAGCTTCCTTCGCCGTGACTATGCGATTACCATCAGCATCGTAGTCATCAGGGTACGAGCGACGATCCATATCAATGACACTGCGTATCTTCTGTGTCAGCCAAGCCTCTGTCTGGTCTGTTGTGTACCCAGTGTCGTCGAAGAACTCGTCGTGGAACTTACGAACAGCAGTGTAAAGTGTTCCGTTAACGATGCCTTGACGTACCTTCTGCCCAATATAACGAACCATCCATACGTCAGTGCCATCACCTTCGCGTAACTTGTGGCCTAAGTGTGCTACACGACGCTTCACTTGGTCATACACTGGCAGTGTATCTTCTACCTGTGTGATTTTTACATTGGCTAAACTGAGATTGCCGAAAGCGAACTCTCCAACTTGCGGCGCTTGAACCGTGTCAGGTGCGCCCTTCCACACAAAGTCTTCCATGTCGTCGAGACTTAGGCCGTATCCTACTTCCATGTGGTATATGTGCTGGACAGAGTTGTCCTTCATCTTGATTGATGGTGGCATTACAACGTACCCACCATCACCACGAAGGTCTAAGCCCTCGACTTCTGGCCAGTTGCGTGTGACGCCGCCGACGTTGTTGGCAAACCGTTGTCCATGCTGTGGGTGGGCAAAGTAAAAGTGTTTGCCGCGAGCGGTATGAACCACAAACGGTGATGTCAGGCTATGTTTCTCTGCGTACTCAACAGATTGTTGGTTGTCGCAGTCAAGAACAATGACGCCGCTTATCGCACCTGTCACCAGAGCGATGTTAAAATTTGGAACCACGTTTCCACTGTCTGTACGAACACCATTATCGAACCAGTCATCCACCTCTTCTATGGTGGTTGATTGCGTCTGGTATTTCTTCCAGCCAATCAGTGGCTTCTTGCTCTGAAGAGAGAGGGGGATGATTGTCCACCCTCTCTCAACGGCTTCTACTGCCGCATTATGTAGCGCCTCACGCCACTTCTTCATCTCTTCGTTCATGTGAGTTCTCTTCTAAGTATCTGTGTAAGTTGATGGTTGGGTTTGCATAAACTATTCTGGCTAGTAGATCGGTGGTGATACTGTTGGTCTTGACCCATCTATAAGGTTGCGTCCTACTCTTCCCTGTGGCCTTTGCCACTTCGGTAACACCCCCGCAGTCCTCGACTAGCCGACGGACGTTGAACGTGTACATTGCTATCTCCTTTTCATATACATCTGAATACAATCATAATACATCTAGGCACAACAGTTGTCTTAGTTTTCATACATTTTCTCACATATAAGACAGTTGTGTTTAGATATGTATTTGGTATTGTAACAAGGTGGCTAGGGGGTTTTATTTCGGTTTCCTCCCTTCCCTCCTAGCCACAACTACCAACACTGATACGGAGAAAATTGTATGGAAACATGGGAAGATTATGAGCGGCAGACCGAGGCTGAAGGTCTAGCTAAACTGGCCGAGGAATACGGTCAGATCGCCGCCGAGATAGAACGCCTATCTGAAAAAGCAGAAACCCTAAAGATGAAGATTGAGGCTGAGTTTCCAGCAGATGCTGGCGAGTTTGATAAGCAAGCTGGCTCTTACATGGTCACACTCAATCGACAAGAGAGATGGACTTGGGATAAGGAAGTTCTTGAGACCATCTTCGCATCATCGACCACCCTTCCAGAGTTCGTGCGCCGCACCTACTCAATCGACAAGCGCAAGTTCAAGTCACTGGACGACGAGCAACAGCGAGAGCTTTTGCCAGCGCTTACTCGTAAGGGTGGGCCAGTAAAAATCACAGTAAAGTCAGGGGGTCTTGGGTAATGTTCCAACCACTAAACACTTCTGATCATACGACATCGTATAGAAAGACGTTGCTGTATGGTCATCATGGCTGGGGCAAGACAACCCAGTTCATCCATTACCAAAAACATTTTGGTAATGGGTTTATCTTGTCAGGCGAGAGCGGACTTAGCTCAATTCGTGACGCTGGTATTGACTACTTGCCGTTCACATCATGGGGCAACCCGTCCGAGCCTGACAAAAATCAGTACAGCTTTGTCGATATATTCAAGTGGATGCGTACCGATGATTTCAAAGGTCGTGAATACAAGTGGATAGGCATCGACAGCCTGACTGAACTCAGCGACATGAGCATGGCTCATGCGACTAAGGTCGCAGAAGCGGACGCACAGAAAGCTGGCAAGCAAGTTAATGGCTTCCAGATTTTTTCCGACCACGCAAAGAACCTGATCGGTGCGTGTAAGGCTATGCGTGATATGCCATGCCACTTCCTCGTTACCGCTCTGGCTAAAGAGGGACAGGATGACAGTGGCAATGTTGAATACTGGCCAATGGTGGCTGGCAAGCAAGCACAGCAACAGCTTCCAGGTATTTTCGACAACGTATTCTGTGGGGTACGTCACACATCTGACGCTCACTCCGCAGGCGAAGGGAAGGTTCTTCGGTACGTCGTCACAGAAGAATACAACGGCTGGAAAGGCAAGGTCAGGGACGAAAAGCGAAGACTGAGAGCAGTCGAGCAAACTGGAAACATCGTCAATCTGTTTAAGAAGATGGATATGGATGATGAGGAATTTGAAAAAAGGAGCGAAGCATGAGTTTCACATTCAATAATCTAAACCTCAAGAACATTGAGGTATCTAATGGTGGCAGTATCCTACCTGTTGGCAACCACGTTGTTGAAGTTACCAACGTGAAGGGCGAGACAAAAAAGGGAACTGGCGCACAGCAAGTAGTCGTGTCTATGCAAGAGGTCGATGGTGTACGCACCATCACCGATTGGATTATCGTCCACAATCCTAACCACCCGAAGAACGCAGAGATCGGCTTGTCGCAACTCAAGTCTCTGTGTCATTGGGGCGGCCACCCAGACCCAGATAACCCATTCCCTGATGGAGACCTTTCTGTTCTCAAGGGGTTAATGGTGGGCATCTATGTAAAGGAAGACACCTACAACGGTAAGACCAGCAATAAGGTCGCGTCTTACAAAGACCCAAAGCGCATCAACCCTGAGTTTAACCCAGAAGCAATCAAAAACCCATTAGGTGCGGCGGTTGCTAACCAGATGAACGGAGCCGCAAAGAGCGGCCTCGACGACGACGTTCCCTTTTAGTTGTTGGTGGGGGTAGAGGGGGTGAAAGCCCCCTCTTCTTTATTATGATTAGATCAGTATCAGATAATCAATCACAAATACTGCTAGACATTCTGATGCTGAATGGTCTGTGTAAATTTGATGCCGACATAACCTATGGCAACGGACACTTCTACAAGGTTATACAAGAGCCTAAGTTGAAGTTTGATATAGACCCACAAGTATCTGGCGTTACGCCAGCTTGTAGCACCAACCTACCAATACCAAGTTACTCCCTTCAGTCAGTAGTGTTTGACCCACCGTTTCTTACTTACGTAAGGAACGGACGTAATGGCAATGGGAACATGGTGATGTCTAGGCAGTATGGGGGCTACTGGAGATACGACGAACTTGAGCATCACTACAAAGCCACGCTCACAGAAGTTCACAGAATTTTACAGCCGAAGGGCATCCTTGTATTTAAGTGTCAAGATATAGTGCATAACCATAAACTACACCCAACTCATATAAATATTGTGAACTGGTGTGAAAATACCTTTCGTCTCAAAGACATGTTTATCCTGTCCGCTAGTAGTCGTATGCCAGTACCGCAACAGAAAGGTGTTGCCCGTCGTGTACAAAAACATGCACGTATTTTTCACTCCTACTTTCTTGTATTGGAAAAGCTGAATGGACATAACAAAACTAATTGACGAGTTCTTTGCTAAAGACAAGCGCGAAGAGCCTAGAGCCTACATAGGCGCAAGTTCAGTAGGGCATGACTGCACAGCTATGCTGTCGTTCAGCCACAGGGGATACCCTGACACGCCCCCCGATCCAAAATTAAAACGCATCTTCCGAGACGGACACAGGATAGAGTACGTAGTCATCAGCGATATGGCAAAGGCTGGTGTCCATATCATGGATAAAGACCCCATGACTGGTAAGCAGTGGCGTTATACTGACTACCACGGGAACAGTATGGGAAACGCAGATGGCATCGTCGAGACGGATGATGGCATGGCGATAGTCGAGATTAAGTCTATGAACGATAGTAAGTTCAAAGAGTTCTCCAAGAAGGGTGTCAAGTACAGCCACCCTATGTACTTCGCCCAAATGCAGTACCTGATGGGATTGGCTAGTATGGATAGAGCAGTCCTCGTTAGCTACAACAAGAACACATCTGACTACCACCATGAATGGGTGGACTTCGATATATTTTTCTACAACGCACTGAAGCAAAAGGTTGAAGACATCATCAATGGTCTTGGCCAAAAAATTTCCGTTGATGAATCTGACTGGAGATGTCGTGGGTG